CCCAAAAATACCCCCGGGGGGACATTTTCTAGGAACAAACTGAAAGGCACCCCTTGGAAAGGCCTTCTGAACTCTCTTGAAGAAGGTCATAGGTCCCCCAGAACCACGCTTCAAAAATTCAACGAAAGGATCGTCATGACTCCCATCGGAGACGACAACGTCCCGCACGAGGCGGCGCATGCCTCGGCCACCGACGCCCAGCTTCGTCGCACCAGCACCCAGGTGCACATCCCCAACGCCGTGGTCGCCGTCGGCGCCGCCCCGACGAAGGCCGAACACGACGCGGTGGTCGCCAAGCTCAACCTCGTGCTCGGCGTCCTCCGAGACGCGGAGCTCATCCCGAGCTCCTAGTCGAATCGGGAGGGGGCGGGTACTAGTAGCATATCCGTCCCCCCAACTTCGAAAGAGGAGAACATGCATCTCACCAACGACGCGCTGGCACGACGCTTCGATCACCACCCACCAAAGACGCAGGACACAGTGGAACGCCACGGAGCGGTTCGTTCGGTGTTCCTCGGGGCGGCTGTCGAGATCGTCGGACTGACGGGCCCGCCGACGCGGGAACAGTCGATTGCGATCACAAAGCTGGAAGAGGCGATGTTCTGGGCGAACGCCGCCATCGCCAGAGAGATCACAGCTCCGGAGTCGTGATCCTCGATGCGGTGTTGTGGTTGCCGATCAAGGTACTGCGGCGTTTCCTTCCGGCGACCTCAACGTTCGACTCTCTTGCCGAACACAGCAACCAAGCCATCGACGACTACTTCAAGGAGAACCCTCTCTAGACTCGGTCGAATTCAACGCAAGCGAAAGGGGTGTTGATGAATGGCCAGACAACGGTCGTCTGATGACGGTCGCGAACGACGGCCACCGGCGCGCACTCCTGAAGCCCGCGAAGACGAGCTGTCGTCCGCCGCTTACGATTTGGCCGAGGATCAGATCCGCAGCGGGACCGCGTCGTCGCAGGTTATCACCCACTTCCTCAAAGCCGGTTCTCGACGTGAGCGCATGGAGCAGCTGCGCATGGAACACGAGATCGAGCTGATGCAGGTGAAGAAGGAACAGCTCGAAGGCCAGAAGCGAGTGGAGGAGCTCTATGTCTCTGCCCTCGAAGCCATGCGTTCGTACTCGGGTCTCGGGCCACCGCCTGAACTCGAATCGGGCGAATGAAGACCAGAACGTATTCGGAGCTTCGTCGGCTGTCGACTTTCGAAGAGCGCTTCGAGTATCTCTCGCTTCAGGGCGGAGTCGGTCAAACCACCTTCGGCTTCGATCGTTGGCTCAACCAGCAGTTCTATCGATCTCGTGAATGGCACCAAGTTCGTGACTCAGTCGTATTTCGAGACGGCGCTTGCGACCTTGGCGTTCCTGGCTACGACATCCACAGCCGGTTGTTGGTTCACCACATGAACCCGGTTACACCCGATGATCTCATCCGGGGTGAGGAATGGGTTCTCGATCCGGAGTACTTGATCACCACCACGCACCGAACCCACAACGCTATTCACTACGGTGACCAGAGCCTTATTCTCAAGCCGCTTGTCGAACGACGACCTGGGGACACGAAGCTCTGGTAAGAAGGAGGAGAGTATGATGACCGCCACTCGCACATTCAAAGTCGGGTCGGAGCTCATGAAGGGATCCGACGTCAAGGCGTGGCAGGAGCTGATCGACAAGGAGTTCAAACACCTCAAGATCAACTGCCCGATCAAGCACGACGGCGTCTACGGCGTTAACACTCGGTCTTATTCCGCCGCGCTTCTGCGCGCGCGTGGAATTTCGCTTCGCCTCATGGATGCTGGCGTCACGCCGAGCCTCCGGTCCAAGATTCGCAATCGCGATCTCAACACCACGGAGACGAAGCGCTTCCACGCCAAGACCACGCAGGAGTACCGGGCCAAGCTCAAGAAACAGTGGGCCCCGGCCAAGGTCCATCAACCGGTCACCAAGATTCTCGCCGATTCCTGGGGCTACCACCCCGGGATCCACGACGGGGTCGACGTGATCTGCAATCCCAACGCCGCGGTCTATGCGATGGTCAAGTGCAAGGTCATCGACGTTCGCGCCTTCGGCTGGTGGGGTCTCGGCGCACAGCCGTCCATCGGCCATCCGGTCAGCGACGGCGACGGCATCGTTCAGGTCGAGGTCCTTGAATCGGTCGGTCCGTTCAAGAAGGGCCATCACATCGGCTACGGTCACTGCGAACACGCTCGCGTCAAGGTGGGCGAGGTGTTGCAGGCAGGCGAGGTCATCGCCCTCGCGGGCTTCGCGCGCGCGTGGCATATCCACCTGATGTATAACAACGGTTCGACGTCGAAGGGGATCGGCAACATCGATCCCCGCCCGATCTTGGACTACTCGGTCAAACACGGGTAGAGATGCAAGAAACACCAGATCTCGGGGGCAGTCCTTTTGACCATCCTGTCGTCATGAGCGGGTACCCGCTCGACAAGAGTGAACGCGACGCCATGGATCGTCACTTTTCCCGCATCACAACAGTCCCAGGAGGGATTCCCATGGAGCAGTACCAGACGCAGGATCCGCCGGAGCAGCCGATGGAGGATCAGTCGGCTCCCGAGCCGTACCAGCCGACGCATCATCCTCTGGAGAACGCCGGTCTCGATCAGCACGCTGCCGAGGAGTGGCGTCAGGCCGAGCTCGCCGAAGAGCGAGAGATCCACAACGAGCGCACCGGTGGCGGCGAGTACAAGTAGTAGTTCACCGACGATCATGAAAGGAGGTGGAGAATGGAACAGAGCATCCTGAAGAGCACCAAGAAGGTCCTGGGCGTGGGCCCCGATGACGTGTCGTTCGATCTCGACATCATCACCTACATCAACTCGGCGTTCTCCACCCTCACCGATCTGGGCGTCGGACCCGTGGGCGGATTCGCCATCGAAGCCGAGGAAGCCGTGTGGGCGGATTTTCTCGCCAATGACCTGATCAAGCTGAGCAAGGTCAAGACGTGCGTGTTCCTGCGCGCGAAGCTGCTGTTCGATCCACCCACGTCGGCATTTTTGCTGGATGCTGCCAAGGAGCAGCTTCGGGAGCAGGAATGGCGTCTCAACACCAACCGAGAGGCGACCGAGTGGGTCGATCCTGATCCGCCTGGAGCGGGAGACGAAGCGCCGTCTGGTGTACCCCCGATCCTCGACGGCGGGGAGGTGTAAGCCCGTGACTACTACTACGTTCAAGCTTCGTCGTGGTACTGCCGAGAGGTGGGCTTCGACCAACATCATTCTCGCCGCTGGCGAACCAGGAGTCGAGCGCGACACCGGTCTTCTGAAGATCGGTGACGGGACGACACCCTGGAACAACCTTCCATATTCCACAGGAGGCGACGGTACCGGTCTACCTGGCCCCGTAGGCCCAGAAGGTCCGGAAGGACCTCAGGGCCTTCAAGGCATTCAGGGTCCTAGGGGGCTTACGGGTCCTGCTGGATCTCCCGGCCCCGAAGGACTTGAAGGTCCGGAAGGCCCAATAGGTCTAGACGGTGCCAGAGGACTCAAGGGCGATACCGGCGCTGCTGGTGCAGACGGACTTCAAGGACCTCAGGGTCTAACGGGCGATACCGGCGCTGCTGGTGCAGACGGACTTCAAGGACCTCAGGGTCTAACGGGCGATATTGGTCCAGAGGGCCCTCAAGGTATTCAAGGGCCTCAAGGGCCAGCGGGTGAGGGTGGAGTATTCGAGGTGGTCACGTCTATTCCGAACACCGAGCTGGTCAATGGCCGTGTCATCCGCCTCAAGGTAGCTGCCGGGGTCTATTGGGATCTGATGTACGACGAGTCGATCGCCGATGCCTATAAGTGGGTCGCCGTAGGTGTTGCTCGCAAACTCACCAATGGCGACTATGCCCAGATCAACAAGACGATGGCCGCGAACTACACGCAAACAGACTTCGGTCCGGGAGGTCCGTCGCTTGTAGTGCCAGAAAATGGTTACTACGACATCACCATTTCGGCCGAAATCTGGGTGGTTCCTAGCTCATCTGGTGTATGGGAATACTTGCTGTACGTCACGAGGTTAAATAACACGATCCTGACTCGCCTGGGTTGCACCGAATTCGCATCTGGTCCTTCTGCTCTACTAGGAGGCCCGACCTCACTGACGCGCACCGATGTGGCCGGGTTCTACCCCACACCGATTGCGTTGACAAAGGGTGAAACGCTCAAGTGGCGCCACGAAGGTAGCCACACAGCAGTAGACGGGATGCGGTCACGTTCCCGCCTTGTGCAGCTCGCACCGCAAAGGCTTTCCGGATAATCTGGTTAGGTGACAAGAAAGGAGGTCTACATGAGTAACCTCGTCGTCGTGGCCATTCCTGACGAGAATGACCGCGTTTGGAAGGTCTCGAGCGAGAAGATCCCCCATCTCACTCTGCTGCATTTGGGTGATTCGGGCGAAGTGTCGAACCTCGACCAGATCGTTCTCTTCGTGGAACATGCGGCCAACACGACTCTTCGGCGGTTCTATCTGCCGGTGGATCGTCGTGGTGAGCTGGGGGAAGCCAAGGCGGACGTGCTCTTCTTCAAGAAGGGCCGCTACGACTACAAGGCGATCCGGGATTTCCGGGTCGCGCTGCTGAAGGATGACAACATTCGGACGGCTCATGACTCGGTTGCTCAATTCGAGGGCGTGTGGCAGCCGCATCTGACGCTGGGGTATCCGGAGACCCCGGCCAAGCCCGACGAAACCGATCGGGACTTCGGGTTCTACGACGTGGGCTTCAACAAGATCGCCGTGTGGGTCGACAACTTCGAGGGTCCCGAGTTTCTGCTCAAGGACTACTGGGACGAGTGGGAAGCTCTGGAGTCCGTCCCGATGGATGTCGCCATGAGCGATATTCGCGCCCGTAAGGACGAAGTCTTGACCCACTTCGGTGTGAAGGGTATGCGCTGGGGTGTGCGTAGCGAGACTCCCAGTGTGGTGGAGAAGCCGAAAAACAACATGACTAAAGGGCAAACAGCGGCCCTGGTCGGTCTCGGTCCTGTTGCCCTGCTGAACCGCGGCCTTCGAGAGAACGTCGCGAAGAACCAAGTCGAGGGACAGGCGTTCCAGAAGGACAAAAAGTGGGAGAAGGACTTCCAGAAGGCGAAGGGCTTCGGTTTCGACGATCAGAAGTTCACCAAGGATTTCAACGACAAGTGGAAGGACCATGACTTCTCTAAGGAGGATTGGAATAATCCTTCGCCGACTTACCAGAAGTACATGGATGGGTACTTCAAGGAGATGAACGCGGAGTACTCCAGGCAATTCGCCGATCACTACGGATCCAGTCCTTCGGGGAAGTACGAGGCCCACCACGTGCCAGGAACCGATCTCGTCAAGTTGCGCAAGAAGGAAACGGTGCAGCACGCTGACCAGGTTCTCGTCACGTTCCGCATTACACGCGATGACAACGGATTTATCACCGGATTGGAGAAGATCGAAGACTCCATGGCCCAGACCGCCGATCTCGGTGCCGAGTTCCTCGAGCACTTCGGCACCAAGGGCATGAAGTGGGGTGTACGTAAGGCGGCCGGAGCAGTCGGGGCGACCAGCCGATTCGTCAAGGATGTCAACTTCGAGAGCCGAGTCGAGAGCGGTAAGGCTCGCAATATGGTCATCGATGCGGCGTCCAAGGACTTCCACGCGAAGGATCTTCCCGCGATCAAGGCCAAGCCGGAGCATCAGACGGCGTCGAAACTCAAGAACCGGCTTCGGCATCCGCTAGACCCCGGTACCAAGGCATACCGCAAGGATGTGCGGGAGGCCTACGTCAAGCGGCTGGAGAAGACGGCCAACTCGATGACGAACGCCACTGGGGACCGGCAGTACACGATCCGTGAACGCGGAGTCGAGCTGCCTGCCGCGGGCGGCGCGCTACCTGCCTCGAAGCACTACTGGGAGGTCAGCAGTCGCAAGGTCCAGCACGCCGAAGGTGACGAGGACGTCACTCTCGTCGAAGTTCTCACGGATGACGATGGTTTCATCACCAGCATCAAGCGGGTCGAGAAGACGCTGGCCCAGTCCGCCGTCGACGTCGGTGCCGACTTCATCCTCGAGCACTATGGCATCAGGGGTATGCGCTGGGGACAGCGCAAGGCTCCGCCGACTGCGGTGGCTCCCTCGGCCACGTCGGTCGTTCCGCACGGGGCGAAGCGCAAGACCAAGGTCAAGACCGAGGGCGGGGAGAACCATCCCGCCAGCGACGACGCCATCAAGGTGGCCCAGGCTCGGGTCAAGTTGTCCAAGAGTGGCGCCGCGGCACTCTCCAACAACGAACTTCGGGAGGTGGCCAATCGTCTGCAGCTTGAACAGCAGGTGAAACAGCTGACCACTTCCGGCGGCAAGAAGTTCGTTAGCGGTCTGCTGAGGAGCCAGGGTCAGCAAAGCAGTCAGCAGATCTTACAGAAGAGCGTCAAGAAGGGTGGGAAGGGCGCCAGAAAGGTCGCACTCGGGTTCTAGAAAGGAGAGCACTTGGAAGCGCTGCACATCATTCCCGACCTCGAGCGTCAAGGCTTTCGAGATGGGGAGTATGAGGTGGTCGAGCACAAGGGCTCGGTGACCATCGGAGGGATGGGGCACGGAACGGAGGCTGATAAGCCGGTTGTCATGATCGGTTTGGACATGGGCGAAGGAGTGCTGGTCGCACAGACGACTCTCGCGTTGTTCCTCTCCGCCGCCGATGCTCTCAAAGCCCGATACGGAGATCCGCGGTAAGAGAGGAGGGGGTACGTGGCACTGTCCAACACGGCAGTCCCGGTGTATTACGGGCAGTTCCGCCACGCGGTGATGCACGGAGAGATTCCGGTCAACCGGGAGATCTCGCTGGAGATGAACCGGATCGATTCGCTCATCAAGAACCCCAACATCTACTACGATGATCAGGCGGTGGAGGGCTTTCTGCGTTTCTGTGAGGGTGAGATGACCCTGACGGAGGGCAGTGACCTCCACCTTCTGTTCACATTCAAACTGTGGGCCGAGCAGATCTTCGGCTGGTACTACTTCGTGGACCGGTCGGTCTACGTCCCCTCGGACGGCAACCACGGTGGTCATTACGAGACACGGACGATCAAGATCCGCCTGGTCAAGAAGTTCTACCTCATCGTGGCCCGAGGTGCGGCCAAGTCGATGTTCGCTGCGTTGATCCAAGCGTACTTCATGACGGTCGATACATCGACCACACACCAGATAACAACGGCCCCGACCATGAAGCAGGCGGAAGAGGTCATGTCACCCATCCGCACTGCCATAACTCGTACTCGGGGTCCGTTGTTCAAGTTCCTCACCGAGGGTTCGATGCAGAACACGACGGGCTCTCGGATGCTGCGGCAAAAGCTGGCGGCCACCAAGAAGGGCATCGAGAACTTTCTTACCGGATCTCTGCTTGAAATTCGACCGATGGCCATCAACAAGCTTCAGGGTCTTCGTACCAAGATCGCCACTATTGACGAGTGGCTGTCCGGCGACCTTCGAGAGGACGTCATCGGCGCTGTCGAACAGGGCGCGTCCAAACTGGACGACTATCTGATCGTCGCCATCTCTTCTGAGGGCACCGTCCGCAACGGTTCCGGTGACACAATCAAAATGGAACTAATGGACATCCTCAAAGGCGAGTACTCAGCGCCACATGTCTCGATCTGGCACTACAAGCTGGACGAATTGGAGGAAGTGTCCGATCCGGCGATGTGGTTGAAGGCGAACCCGAACCTCGGGCAGACCGTTACCTACGAGACGTACCAGCTGGACGTCGAACGGGCCGAGAAGGCTCCGGCCGCGCGCAACGATATCCTCGCCAAGCGCTTCGGTATCCCAATGGAGGGGTACACGTACTTCTTCACCTACGAGGAGACGATACCGCATCGAGTTCGCGACTTCTGGCAAATGCCGTGTGGGCTGGGGATGGATGCTTCGCAAGGCGACGACTTCTGGGCGTTCACTTTCCTCTTTCCGTTGGGCGGGGAGCGCTACGGGATCAAGACTCGGAGCTACATCACCGAGCGCACGCTCATGTTGCTGCAATCGGCAATGCGTCAAAAGTACGAAGAGTTTACCAAGGAGGGTAGCCTCCACGTGATGGGCGGCACGGTGCTGAACTGGGAAGAGATCTACGACGATCTCGACGAGTTCATCATCAAGTCCGAGTACGACGTGCGATGCTTCGGCTACGACCCGTACAACGCCAAGGAGTTCGTCAAGCGTTGGGAGGCCGAGAACGGCCCGTTCGGGATTGAGAAGGTGATTCAGGGTGCCAAGACTGAATCCGTGCCGCTCGGTGAGTTGAAGAAATTGTCCGCAGATCGACACCTTATCTTCGACCAGTCTCTGATGTCGTTCGCCATGGGTAACGCCATCACACTGGAGGACACCAACGGAAACCGCAAACTGCTGAAGAAGCGCCAAGAGGAGAAGATCGACAACGTGGCGGCCATGATGGACGCCTACATCGCATTCAGAGCCAACAAGGAGGCCTTCGAGTAATGCCGCGAATCAGCTCTGAGAAGACTCGACAGGTCATCCTGGTCAAGGATCCTGTGTTCGACGATACCCAGGTCCCGGAGCGCCTGGCGATGTTCGATGAAGAGCACAAGATGGTCTCGATCAACCTGGTGCCGAAGGGCGAATGGTCGGGCGTTGCCGGATACGCTGAGAACGACCTGGTGACTTTCGAAGGATCGACATATCTGGCCAAGGCCGCGAAGGATCCGGTTTTCGGGGGCGATCTCAACCCCAACCCTAGCCTTGATACGGATACCTGGGGGCTTCTGGCCGCTAGGGGCGGGCCGGGGCTCAACTGGCGTGGGACATGGGCATCCACCGAAACCTACACCGAACGTGATCTTGTGTTCTATGGGGGCTCGAGCTATCGGGCACTTATGGATGTCGGTTCGGATACCCCCCCTCCTGGTACCCCCGAACATGTGATTCCGGGATCAGGACGCATCGCGGGAATGGAATCTCTTTTGTGGGATACCAGCTCTCTCGTTCGCACCGGCACGGTCTCTGATACAGATCCCGTGGATGCAGGAGGGTACCACGTCGAGATCGTTCGTATCCCGATTGGGACCGCAGGTCAGATCCAGGTCGATGTTGACTATGTTGATCCGACCATGGACGGATATCTCGAACTCTGGCGACCAGATGGCAGTATGCAGGCAGGTAACGACGACTTCGGTCCACTTTACCATTCTCGTGTGGCGGGTGCTGTCAGTCCTGGGTTGTACTACATCGTGTTTCGTTATCGCAACCCGGGCCCAGTCCCCAACAGCGGTTCGTCGCCGTATTCGGCTACGATCGCGTTCACCGCTGGAGCAACGTTTGGCGCGGACGTGGGGAATCGCTGGGAAGTTATCGCCGAAAAGGGTGACGCCGGTCCGATTGGTCCTGACGGACCTCCAGGTCCGATCGCTGTGTTCCGTGGTCTGTACAATTCGGGAGACGCATACGATCGCGGAGACACGGTCTATTACGAGGGCGAGAGCTGGTGGGCATCGGCTGATATTCCTGCTGGTACAGCGCCTGTCACGTCCGCGACGTGGTACAAGGTGGTTCAGAAGGGTGACGTCGGTCCGATTGGCCCCGTAGGCCCAGAAGGTCCGGCAGGAGTAGGAGAAGGCGGAGTTGGTATTCCTGTCGGTGGAATTCTCGGGCAGCTGCTGTATAAAACCAGCGCAATCAACTACGAGGCAGAGTGGGCTGATCCGCCAATTGGCTTCGATTTCCGAGGTGCGTGGGTCGCTCAGGCGTATCCTCGATATGCTCTTGTTCGACACGTGAACGCACTTTGGATTGCTTCCGAAGAAGCCGCAGAGTCTACGGATATTCCTGGCGACGTCGAAGGGCTCGTCAGTTTCCAAGCCTCTGGATATACAGCCGCTCGTGGCCATACGCGCCTTGCCACGGACCTGAAGAATTGGGCGTGCGCAGACGGAGAAGCGAATTACGCGTATTTCTTCTTCGATGTGACTACGGGAGGTACGCTCACGCTCAACAAGAACAGCAATGCGCTCGGCTACATGAAGGTATACAACGGATCAACTGGAGCGGAGATCACGGCGACTGGTAACGATTACACAGCTACCTTTGCTGTTGGTCGCTACTACGTTCGCATTGAGGGCCTCAACACTGCTGTCGAGAACGGCACGATCAAGATCGACCAAGGCACAGGCGTGGTCAGTATGGGCGCCGTGAATCCCTGGCTACTCGTACTTCAAGGCGTCGCGTGATCACGAACTAGAAAGGAGGCTTGTATGGCGAGAGTACGTTCGCAAATGATACGGCAAGCCGTCCTTGTGACTGGCGATCCGGTTGATCCGAACTCGCTTCCGGAAAAGCTACAGCTTTTCAACGAGCTGGGAGAACCGCTAATGATGGGGGGCGGATTCGCTCGTCACGAAGAAGAGCAGCATTCCGGAACACTTCTCGATCCTCAGGAAGAGAAGCGGGACGTCCTTGAACTATATCCGTCGGTGCGTCTTTACAAGATCAGAACCAATCGTCCCACACGTGTGCGCATGTATCCCACCGCAGCGATGCGGGATGCGGATGCTGGACGGTCCATCGGGGTCAAGCCGATGGGAAATCACGGCCGCCTTCTCGAGGTGGTCACCACTCCGAATCTGCTTGAGCTCATCCTGAGTCCTGCTGTCGATATTACCTCGGTGGACGCCTTTGACTCGGAGTTCTTCACCACCGTGACAAACCTCGACTCTGGCGTAGGTACTATCCTCGTGACCTACTTCTACTTCAGGACGGAGTGACATGGCAATCATTTTCACCACAGGCACCATCAACCAACCTGATGCCGGGTCCGTTGGCCTAGCTATGGCCGAGAAGATCCGCGATGACGTCGTTGCGCATGCGGCATGGGAGTTGGTCGAGGAGTTCACCCCAAGTGGAGGTAGTGTTCGCTGGTACGTGTTCAAATGTCTTGCCGCTGAGTCTGGTCTTCCTGCCGACTTCTTCGTCGTCATGGGGCGTACCCTCGGTAACGGCAGGCTCGAGATCGCTCTGTCTGAGGGTTACAACACTGTCGGTAAGGTCATGTCGTCCGTCGCGCCATATGGCGCCACCGCGGGTGTTTTGTACGACAGCGAAGGTCGCCATCCAACGACCACCGTGCTGGGTACTGGGATATTTTCGGGGAACCCCGGAACTCCCAGGTCTCAGTTCTGGATCCCCAGTGGTACAGCAACGAAGTGGTGGCTCACCGTGGCCGAGGATGGCTTCACGGTGGCTTTCAACGGAACGTCCAATGGATTCATCCATGTCGGAACGTACGTCCCTCTCGCCGTTCTTCCCATCACGATGCCGCTCCAGATTTGCGGCAACAGTTTCAGTCTTGGAGCGATCACTCGCAATCCAGCCGTCGCATCGGGCACTGTTACACAATATGCGTTGTCCTTCGATTTCACGGTCCTAAACCTCGGGTTCGCGACTGATCTCAGGTATAACGACAAGCTTCAGAGCAATCAGCGTCCGGTCGCGGAACGGGCCATCACGATCCAGATGGGCCAAGGTCCCTCCCAAGCGGCGGACACCGGATGGGCACTGGGGAAGCACAAGCGCTTCCGCGCTGGCGGCACAGCACCTGCTGGGTTAGCGTTCGGTGACGCCTATGTACTCAACGGTCGCCTATGGGTCCCCTATCTGCCCACCGACGGTCTGATCTGGGACACCGGAGTGGCGAGTTCCTGATGGCCATAATCGCTAACGTGGTCGAGATCGAGGTATATGTACATGACTCAGATGATCTTGTTAGGGCTCTGCCTTTTGGGGGTCTGATCGACGATCTGTTCGTGACGTCACCCGGCGATGTCGAGGGCCTTGTCGGAAATCCGCTCTCAAACCGATTTCCAACTCCAGCCATCGCCTGGGGATTCCTGACCGAGGACCCGGTCGAGAATGAGTATTTACTGCCACCTGATGTAGATATGGCGCTCGATCCGCCGTATTACATCCTAGGTGGGCCACTCCATCCAGAGGGTAGCTACCTAGAGCCCACCATCGGCCAGATCTGGCCACGAATCGGATGAGAAAGGAGGTGATGTATGGCAAAGTTCGGAGCCCGGCTGAAGCATGCCTGGAACGCGTTCACCGATAGCGACAGTGCAAGGAATCGACCGATTGATCTCGTCGGCGGAGGCGGGTCTTATTTCGGCGGGCGCCCCGATCGACTCCGTCCGCGCTTCTCGAACGAGCGATCGATCATCTCCTCGATCTACACCCGAATCGGCATTGACGTGGCAGCGGTACCCTTGCGACACATTCGCATGGACGACCAAAACCGGTACCTGGCAGACATCGATAGCAGTCTCGACAGCTGTCTGACCCTCGAGGCCAATGTAGATCAGGCAGGTCGGGCGTTCCGGCAGGACATCGCCATGACCATTCTGGACGAAGGTATCGCGTGCATCGTCCCGGTGGATACCACGCTGTCACCGGAGGAATCGGGCGGTTTTGACATCAAGACCATGCGGGTCGGCCGAGTTATGTCGTGGTTCCCGAAGCACGTTCGGGTCTCGCTCTACAACGAGGCTCGGGGTATGCGTGAGGAGATAACGCTACCGAAGAAGATGGTGGCGATCATCGAGAATCCGCTGTACTCGGTGATGAACGAGCCGAATTCGACGCTTCAGCGCCTCATCCGCAAGCTCAACTTGCTGGACGAGGTGGATGAGAAATCGTCTTCGGGCAAGCTCGACATGATCATTCAGTTGCCGTACGTGATCAAGTCGGAGGCGCGTCGTCAGCAGGCCGAGCAACGGCGCAAGGACATCGAGTTCCAGCTGACGGGTAGTCAGTACGGCATCGCTTACACGGATGGCACCGAGAAAATCGTTCAGCTGAACCGTGCGGTGGAGAACAATCTGCTGCCGCAGATCCAGGAGCTCAAGACGCAGCTCTACGGCGAGCTAGGTATCACGGCTGAGATCATGAACGGCACGGCTGACGAGAAGGTCATGCTGAACTACTACGCCCGCACGATCGAGCCGATTCTCGACGCAATCGTGGAGGCCATGATCCGGGTCTTCCTTACGAAGACCGCGCGCACGCAAGGCCAGTCAATCATGTACTTCCGAGACCCGTTCAAGTTTCTTCCGCTGGGCGGCGAAAGCGGCCTGGCCAAGATCGCCGACGTTCTGGCGCGCAACGAGGTCGTCTCGTCGAACGAGATCCGACAGGGCATCGGTATGAAGCCTCGACCCGAAGCTAGGGCCGACGCGCTGATCAACGCCAACATGCCTCAGGGCACTGCCGGGGAAGTGGTGGTGGATTCCACAGCCGAAGACATCACGAACGAACCGGACCCAGCCGTGGTCGCGCTGGCGCACGGTCTCGCGGCCTTAGAAGCTGAGATCGACGCTGCATTGGCGGGTGGGTAATGCGATCACCCACCGAGGTCGAACTCCGACACCTGGTGGCAAACTACGACCCGATCAAGGCCCGCGAGTGGAAGGGCCGACAGCGAGGCTCTTCCGATGATCCGCGAACGGGTAAGACCCGAGCCGAGACCACCCAGCGCAAGGAACTCGCGGCCAGCATCCAGTCCCTCTCGAAGAAGTTGCCACAGCTTGAAGCCAAGATACGAGAGAAGGAGAAAGCGGCGGCCAGCGAGAACCGGAAGGGTAAAGCCAAGAAGGAGCGGGCGGCCAAGGAGCGGGACAAGCCGAAGTCTGCTGCTGAAAAGGCCAAAGCGGTTCGCGAAAGCGAGCAAGAACTGATGCACAAGGCGAAGGAAGCCAGCGGCAAGTCTGGCGGCGATAGCTTCTCTAAGAAGAAGCCGGAATCGAAGACTTCTTCGGTTTCTGAGCTCAAGGCTTTGGCCACCAAGGTGAAGGGGCAGATCGCAGTCGCCAAACAGAAGCTAGCTGCGCTCTAAGAGCGCCGAAGATCCAAAAGACGAAAGGAACAGTCAAAATGGGAGAAAAGTCCCGCCGACTGGACTTCGGTGACTCTTCGCCGGAGAACAGCCTGATGCACTCGGCCATTGTGGCCAAGAAGCCTGACTTCAGTGGCTGGGCCACGAAGTACGGCCTGAAGTGCACGGATGGGCGGACGATCCTGAACGGGGCTTTCGAGCACCACGATGGGGATCGGATTCCGCTGGTCTGGCAGCATGGCCACAGTTCACCCGAGAACGTTCTCGGTCACGGCATCCTGGAGTACCGGGATCAGGGCGGCATGTACGTCTACGGGTTTTTCAACGAGACGGCGCAGGCCAAGAACGCGAAGACGCTGGTGCAGCACGAGGACATCTCGGCGCTGTCGATCTTCGCCAACTCGCTCGTGGAGAAGGCCAAGCAGGTTTCTCACGGCATCATCCGCGAGGTCTCGCTCGTCCTGGCGGGTGCCAATCCCGGTGCCCTGATCGACAACATCGAGATCGCGCACGCCGACGGAGAGGTCGAGGTTCACGTGGATGAGGCGATCATCTACACCGGCCTCGAACTCGAGCACGCCGACGGCTCCACCGTCGAGACGGAAACGACCGAGACGGAGACGGAGACGGGCAACGACGACCCGACCGTCCAGGATGTCTTCGAGACGATGACCCCGGAGCAGCAGGAGGTCGTTCACTACATGGTGGGCGCAGCTCTGGAGAGCACCGCCATCCCCAACAACACCACCACCGAGACCGAGACCAACACCTCCGCTTCGGAGGAGGTCATCACCCACAAGGACAAGGACGAGAACGAGATGAGCGGACGCAACGTCTTCGAGCAGGCGAACGAAGCCGCCAAGGGCGAGCCTCGGAAGGTGCTGTCGCACGACGCCATGCGCGGCATCGCCGCGGACGCGGTCAAGCGCGGCTCGCTGAAGGAGGCGGTGGAGGACTACGCCTTCAAGCACGGCATCGAGAACATCGACGTCCTCTTCCCGGACGCGCGGACGATCACGGACACCCCCGAATTCGACAAGCGTCGGACCGAGTGGGTCTCCGAGGTCCTCGGCAAGGTGCGCAAGAGCCCGTTCTCGCGGATCAAGTCGATCACCGCGGACATCACCCAC